CCTTCCCCAACAATGCTCCCCGCAGTCACACGGAGTTCGATACGGCTGTTTGCTGGGAACGGAAGCGCTAATGTGCCCTGCTGGGCACGTAAGACTGTTAGTACATCCCCCGCCCTAGCGGTAGCTTTTATGATCTCGGAGTTACCTACTACGTCTACAAGAGTTGCGTAGAAGTAGTCTCCCGTTCCAAGAATAGGGAAGAGCGTACCCTTACCAGTCTCGACGGTGATGGACGTAGCTACGCTAGATACAGCGCCGGGTACAAGTGCATAGGCGTTGTTAGTCGCTAACTGAACCATGATTGTGTCCTACTACACGCCAAAAGAGGGGAACTTGACTCGCAGTGTCCCGCGAGCAGCCCCTATGTTTGCTCTTGCTCTACGCTCTGTAAGCTGAAAGAGGAACTGCCGCGCATGGTAAGACGCCAGTTCTTTATCTGACCATGCAGCATTCGGGATCAGCAGAAGATGCTGAAGTGCCCCGTGGATGATAGCGTCCTCAAGCTCATCGAAAAGTCCATCGTCCATGCCCTCTGCGATCCGCGTAGGCTTCAGTGCTACGAACATACGCATCTGATACGTAGCATCGTCAGGCAACGGAAGAACGATGTAGCGATTCGGAGTCAACTGACACAGCGATCTGGGCTGTGTGCCGTCCGCAATAATTGACTCTGGGAGAACATAGTCTTCACCCGGATTAAACTGCGACGCATTGAACTGGGCGGTGTTGTACGGAGTTGGGGGAGTCAGGCTCCAAACAGTTTCGAGTGATTCGCCACTGTAGAGATCAACCCACTTGGGGTACTTCTCTATTGCCTGCTCAAGCGTCAGGATCTCCAGCGGTGTGTCGTTGAGCAGCGCAGAGAACACAGCATGACACTGCGTATCGACAGGAACCGCGTACGGATACTCATGCACACCGGGAAGCAGATTGTAGAGCGGGATCTGGTAGCGCCAAGCTAGCGTGCGCTCACATACCCGTATGGCAGTATCCCGAATGTACTGGATGAGCGTAGGCGTGGGGCATCCAGCAACAACCGGACTGACCTTCGGTATAAGCGAGGCAAAGGTGCGCATCACCATCATACCACCCCATCAACGCGAGGATTAGCCATCCGCCCACCGTTGGCGTATGGAAGTCCACCAGCCTCAAAGTCAGTAACTGCCCGCGACTGTAACCCGACTCCCAGTGCTTGTACAAACGAGTCTAGGAAAAGTTTCGCCCTTCCGCTAGATACATGCTCGTCGTCTACAGACTCAACCAAGAAGACGGTTCCGTCGATGATTACTGGGAGGTAAGAGTCATCTGGAGCCGAGATCGTGTCGCCAATTGCATACACTGGCGGTGTCTGAATGTATTCAGCAGAAAGAGTTATACCGGCAATTGGTGCGGGGTAGAGAAAGTACTTGTTGGCGTTACGCACGTGGCGCATGAAGTTTACAGGTATGCCAGATAGATCAATCCCGCCTATACGCCACTCGGGATAAGATTGATCCATTACATCTCTGGATACTTCAGTTATCGCGTTTCCGTCAACTACCGCAAATACCTCTACGAGTCGCACCGAATCAGCAGGGCAGTCCTGTATCACAGTGTACGGAGTTGTAGTGAACGAGGTCATAACCGAGAACAAGTCTGGCCGAAGTACGGCCATACGACGCAGGGTCTGGTTAACGAACCCCAGCAGGACGGTATCACTATAGCGGTATGGCACCCGAGTGTCGTTCACCATACGGCGAACTTCAGTGACAACATCCTGCGGAGTCATTACGGCAACCCTCTAGCAGCTTCAGCAGCCAGTTCCGGCATGGTGGTGTCCGGTTCAGAAGGAAGTTCCGTGGTCATATCGAGCGTACTCTTACGCTTGATACGAGCCTTCTTAACTTCTTCTACAACCTCAGGCTTCATAAAGCGCTCGGGGAACGCTTGCTCCGCCGTGACTTCCTCGCACATAGGGTTAGCGGCAAGGATTTCATGCCACTCGTAGATGAAGCCATCTTTCTTGTTGCGAAGGTATCGCATGAACAATTATGCCTCTCGGATTGCTGCAGTAACTGTGACCGCATCACTCGTTCCACCGCTGATTGCGGGACGCAGGTATACAGCCGCAGTCTGGAACTCGAAATAGCCTGCTGCCGTAGCACTGATCGTTGTACCACTGATGTCTTTCATATCGTAGTACGTAGTGCCGTCGTTAGACGCCTGCAGCTTAACAGTCGCACCACCAAAAGTGCCGCTAAACTGTACCGACCCACGGGCGGCTTTGTTCCCACCAACGGGCAACCCAACAAGGGTATCCACCGTAGCGATAGGAGTCCAAAGAAGTTGGTGTGCAGTGAGTCCGCGTGCGGACACAGTGACAAAAGTAGGCGCAATAGTCGCCATAGGTGTTCTCCGTGAAGGTCAGGGGGCCGAAGCCCCCATCCCATTAGGACGCCATGATGATCCAGTTCGTGCCGTTGCTAACCAGCATAGCCCAAGCACCCGCAGTGTTAGTGCAGATCGCCGTACCGGGGGTAGCCGAACCAATCGGTTGGACGTTGGACGAAGCAGATACAACAGTCTGGGCAGCAATGGTCTTGATAACAAGAACCCGGCCTACGTTAGACGCAGGTGCCGGAAGCGTTACCGTAATCGACCCAGCACCGTTACAGACGATGTGGCTCTCGGTCGCAGCGACCGTGAAGCTAGCCGTCTTAGTAACTGGCGAGTTGCCGCTAACCGTCACCCTGTTAGCGTTAATCACGCCACTGTTGATGGTTACATTATCAAGCGCAATACCAGTGTAAAGGCCCATAGCAGGTCTCCAAAAAAGCGGGGGCTTTCGCCCCCACTATTTACAGGTTGGCGTTGATGTTCAGAACCAGCGCCGTTACGACAACAACCGCGTTGGTCGGAGCCGCCGTGTTGATGAGAATATCCAGCGTGTCCGCTGCAGTGAACACACGGGGGTTGGCCAAGTTGGTTGCAGTGAAGCCAGTTGCGTTGGATGCTGCGGTAGCAGCAAATCTAGCAGTGTCCCCACCATCACCAAAGCTGAGCGTAGCGGTGGTGTTGACCGTCTCTGCAGACGTAACGTGTACACCAGCGGCAACAACGATGCTACCTGCGGGAAGCGGAATAACTTCCAGAACGTCGGTAGCAGCCAGAGCGGTGGCACCAGCAGCAGCGCGAGCAGCAACGATCTTGGCGAAGTCGAGCTTCACCTGATAGCGCGTTACGGGCTGCGGCTCATATGCGTGAGCAGCGGTGCCTTTGATAAAACCAAGCGTGTCGGTGTAAGTAGCCATTGTTCAGAGTCTCCCTGAAACGAGTGTTGGGGGGCTATTCGCCCCCCAGTGGATTAGAAGCTGATGACGGCTTGAGTCAGGGCTTCGGGCTTGACAACCTTGTAGCCATACACCTGAAGACCACGGATGATGTTTCCGAAGGTTACTTCAGAGCGCAGCGTCTCCATGTTCGTCATCTGCGAGGCGAACGTGAAGCCCATCTTGTGTCCAGCGATCAGGCTGTACTTACCAGACGAGACGTTCAGGTTGTGGCTCACATATACCGTGAAGCGGTCGATCATACCGAGGCGACCGTTACGGACGATGGAGGTGGCGTCGCCTACCAGCGAAGCGTCCTTCAGTTCCGACTTCTTGATGAGACCAGCCATCTTTGCAGGGATGACGATGTAGCGCCCCTGCTCAGGGGCGTTTGCCTCATCTAGAACGGTGCCCATGTCAACGATCAGGTCAACAACCGGGGTGGTGCCGCCAGCGCCGTCCTTGGTGACGGTGAGGGGCGAGCCGGTGGTGCCGAGGTTGAACGAGGCCGAGATACGGCCAGCCGTTGCACCCTTGTTGGCAGCCGCGATATCGGGCAGAAGGTCGGTCAGAACGCGGGTGTCGATCTTGATCTTCATACGCTCGGAAGCGTCCTTCGACCAAGTATCCATCAGCGCGATATCCGACTGTACTTTGTCGATATCATCTTCGATACAGGCGAAGTACTCGCCCTTGTCGATGAGAAGCTGCAGCTTCGGCTTGTCGGGGTTCTCTACGGTCAGAGCTTGGCCCTTCACGTAGTCACGGATGGTGATCTCAGGGGTGGTACGGATGTTAACCGTGTCACCGAACTGACGAATCTCACCTTCGTAGTCAGTGTTGGAGATTGCAGCGAGAACCGTCGCGTCGTAGAAGTTCTCGATGAGTTTGCCAGACCAAATCTCGGGGATGAAGTTACCCGAATAGGCGGCGGAACCGGGGGAAGTGGGGTATGCCATGTCAAAACACCTCTAATCAAGCATTGAGTTGGATGCGATTCTCTCGTTGTGCCGAGAAAATATCGCGTTCGATACGGTCGCGCTCCGGTTCCCGACCTTTGTACTTACCAGTGCGGACATCCTCGAAAAATTTCCTGATGTCTTCTGGGGTATAGGTCTTGCTCTTGCTGGATTGCGGGGCTGCAGCAGAACGTGATCTGCCGGGTGATACCTGCTTTTCCAACTCAGAGCTAACCGAAACTCGACCTGTGGATTGAGCAACAGCGGCTTGTCCAGTCATCTCAAGCCAAGTGCGGAAGAAGTTAGCTACCCTACCCGCGTCCAAAGAACGCTGGGCGTCATCAAGGTACGTCTGTCGGGCAATGCCGGTGAGGGGGTCGATGTCCAACAGCCAAGACTGGAAGTCCTGATTGTCGTTTACGTCCCGCCAGTTGGGCACATACGCCGTCAACTCGCTCCAGAACTGTTGTTCAGCCGACACAGCCTGTTGTTTTGCTACAGCTTGAACCTGCGGCACCACGCTAGTCTGCATCTGCTGCAGCATCTGTTCGATCTTGCCAAGGCGTTGGGCTACAGGAATAAGTTCCTCGCGGCTAACCTTGCGCATGATGTCAATCGACTCACCGTACTCCTCTTGATCCTGCTGCGTAACGAGGGTTTCGCGTACTACAGGTTGTTCGGAGGCGGATTTCTGAGCCGAGATAGATGCAAGCAACTGCTCCATCTGCTGTACTCGCTGCTGCATCTCCTTGTTCTGCGAATGCAGACGGGGGACTTCAGCGTTGTACATACCTTGAAGAGTCCTGTATTTCTGCAGGATAGTCTCTTCCGATACTCTTTCGTCAGCGGGCTTATGCTCACTCGCCGCTGACGGACCAGCAGTCTGCGTATCAGAACTCTCGTCGGCTTGCATAGACCCAGCAGAAGATCCAGCGTCGGCTTGCGCCTCGCCACCCTCTTCTGAGTTGAGTTGCTTATACAACTCTTGTACAGCCTCGGTCTGCTTACGAATCTGCTCTGGAAGTGCCACGTTGTACGCTCCTATCGGTATGCGTGATTAGACGGCGAGTTCATAACTTTGCCGCCAAGGAAGGGGCATCTTTGGCAAACTTGTAAAGTTCACCAAGTACCTGACAGCGCCCCTGAAAGACTGTCGGGTTTACTATCGCGTGAGGAAGCTGCTCAAGTTCGTGCATCCGCCAATTCGTTACCCACTCCAAGAATTCGGGGTGTGTACGAACGATGGTTGCCATCGTCTTGATAAGGCTTGGCTCAGGCTTAATCATGCAGCCTGCCCGCTACTGCGATTCTGCACTGTGTTTGCATCCATCCCGCCTTTGGGAGCGCCGTCAGGGCCGGTAGGCGTAGCCGATTCTGGGTTCTGCGATTGCTGCATAGCAGCCGCAGACGCCATATTGGCCTGCATACGAGCCTGATAATCAGCCTTCTCCCGAGATGGAACGATGTCATCCACAGGCATCTGCAATCCTTTAGCCACTTCCCGAAGGATCGCCGCACGGCCATCCTTCCCAATAATCTCAACGTCAATGGGGTTA